AGGGCGGAGCCCTGGGAAATCTGCAGCCACTTCCGGACAGAAAATTTCCAAAAATGACACAAGAGCACCCCCCGGCCGCCGGGCCGGTGCCGCCGGCCGGGGGTGGGGCATGGTGAACCCGCGCGGATGCAGCCCGATGGCGGAGCCGGTGGTCGATGCGATCGCCGCCGCGCTGGCCCTCGGGGTCTACGACTGCACGGACGAGTACCGGCTGCAGGCCGGCTGCGCTCAGGTGCTCACGGCGCATGGGTTCACGGTCGATCGCGAGGTGTCGCTGTCGGCCGCCGACCGCATCGACCTGCTCGTCGGGCAGATCGGGATCGAGTGCAAGGTGGACGGCTCGCCCTCAGCCGTGGTGCGCCAGGTGCTGCGCTACCTCAACGCGCCGCAGCTCGCCGCGCTCGTGCTTGTCACCGGACGCGCCAGCGTCGGCCGGATGCTGCCCGACCGCGTGACGGTCGCCGGTCGCGTGAAGCCCATCCGCGTCGTCGAAACTTGGAGGACCAGCCTGTGAACTATGGAAGCGCCACGCTCGTCACGACCCACGGCGCCGGGCCCTACTGGTCGATCGCCTGCGAGCCCTTCGTGGCCATGCGGCTCAAGCAGGTCTGCTCGGCCGTCAACAAGCGCGCGGTCGGCGACCTGCACCTGACCCACACCCCGGAGCACTGCCGCGAGCTGCTGTGGTTCACGCAGCGCTACCCGCTGGCGGTGTCGCCGGTCGAAGCACTCACCGACGGGGCCCGCCACCACGAGGAGCACGTCGTCCTCCTGCGCGACATCATCGCCGGCCATGTGCCGCCCGCCGATGTCGGTCTGGCGCTGCCGCCGCGCACCTACCAGGCCAAGGTCGCCACGCTGGCGCGGGCATCCGGTGGGCTCCTAGCCGGCGACGAGGTGGGCCTGGGCAAGACAGTCGAGGGCATCGCGGCAATCTCCGACCCGGCTTACCTGCCGGCGCTCGTGGTGGCCCCGAACCATCTGCTGGTCCAGTGGCGCGACCAGCTCGCCAAGTTCGCCCCGAAGCTGCGCGCCTGGATCACCCCCGGCACCAAGGCCACGCCGCTGCCCGAGCCGCGCCCCGATGTCGTCATCACCAGCTACCTGCGCCTCAACGGCTGGGCGCGGGTACTGGGCGAATATGTCCACGCCGTGGTGTACGACGAGGTTCACGAGCTGCGCCGCCCCGACAGCAAGAAGTACGCCGCCGCCCAGCACCTGGCCCGGCTGCCGACGATCCGCATGCGGCTCGGGCTCAGCGCGACGCCGATCTGCAACTACGGCGGCGAACTGTTCCACGTCTTCCAGACCCTGGCGCCCGGCCGGCTGGGATCGTCGGTTGAGTTCCTGCGCGAGTGGTGCCACGGGCGCGGCGGCGACAAGGCGATCATCCGCCAGCCCGACGCCTTCGGCTCGTGGCTGCGCGACCAGGGCCTGTTCATCCGGCACACCCGCGCCGAAGTCGGCCGCGAGCTGCCGCCGATCACGACCACGGTGCAGCAGGTCGAATGCCACACCGAACGCCTGGCCGAAGTCGGCGAGCAGGTGCGCGAGCTGGCCCGCATCCTGCTGTCCAGCGGCACCACGAACCAGGAGCGGTGGCGGGCCGGCGGCGAGCTGGACTGGCGGCTGCGCCAGGCCACCGGCATCGCCAAGGCGCCGTTCGTCGCCGACGTCGTGCGGCTGCTGGTCGAGAGCGGCGAGCCGGTCCTGCTCGCTGGCTGGCATCGGGCCGTCTACGACATCTGGCTGGACCGCTTCAAGGCGGCTGGCCTACGCGTGGCCTGCTACACCGGGGAAGAGACCGACGCTGAGAAGCAGGCGGCCCGCGCCGCCTGGATCGCTGGCGAGATCGACGTGCTCATCATCAGCCTGCGCAGCGGCGCCGGGCTCGACGGCCTGCAGTCGCGCGGGTCCGTGGTGGTGGTCGGCGAGCTGGACTGGTCGCCGGCCGTCCTCGAGCAGCTCGTGGGACGCCTGCACCGCGACGGCCAGGGCCGCCCCGTGATGGTCTACTACCTCGTGACCGACGACGGCGCCGACCCGGTGATGGCCGAAGCCCTCGGCCTCAAGCGGGCCCAACTCGACGGCGTGCTGCAACGCGCCGGAAACCCGATCGCCGCCCAACGGGACGGTGGTCACCTCAAGCGCCTCGCGGCGCAGTTCCTCAAGGAGAGCGCATGAAGACCGACGTCTACGCCACCGCCGCAAAGCTCAGAGCCTGCATTGAAGCTGCAAACGCAGCGACACAACGACTCGGCGACTATAAACCGGAATGGATCGATGTGCGCATTGTCTGCGCGCCAGGAGAGCCAGATCTATTCCACGAAACCGGATGCAACGCGGTCGAACTGCTCGACTTGATCAATAAAGCCACTGCCGACGCATTAGTTTTGAAGTCCGGCGGTGAACAGTGAAGGCGAACATCACCGGATTCGCAGGTGCCGGCGGCTGGTGCGAGGGCGCCCGCCAGGCGGGGCTGCCGATCGACCTAGCCTACAACCACTGGCTGACGGCCATCCGCCTGCACTCGGCGAACCATCCGCACACGCGGCACTTCTGCGAGGACGTGCGGAAGAGCGACATCCGCGCCGACCTCGGCGGGAGGCGGGTCGGCTGGATTCACGTCTCCCCGGACTGCACCCACTTCTCGCGGGCGAAGGGCCGCCAGCCGCGCCGGCAGGAGATTCGCGGGCTTGCGCATGTCCTGGCCGACTGGGCGCAGCAGACACAGGCCGACATGCTCAGCCTGGAGAACGTGCCTGAGTTCCTGAGCTGGGGCGACCTCGACGAGCATGGCCAGCCGATCGCCGAGCAGGAGGGCGTCGAGTTCCGCGCCTTCGTCGATCGGCTGCGGGCGCTGCGCTACCGGCCCGAGTGGCGCGAATTCTGCATGGCCGACTACGGCGTGCCGACCATCCGCCGCCGGCTGCTGCTCATGGCCCGCCGCGACGGCCGGCAGATCTACTGGCCGCAGCCGACGCATGGCCCCGGCCTGCTGCCCTACCGCACCGCCGCCGAGTGCATCGACTGGTCGGTGCCGGCGCCGTCGATCTTCACCCGCCGCCGGCCGCTGGCCTCGGCGACCTGCCGCCGCATCGCGGCCGGCGTGATGCGCTTCGCTCAGCCGGTGGGCGGTCGCCCTGAGGTGCTGGCCTGGCTGGCGAAGCACTACACCGGGGTGACCGGTCAGGGCCTCGGCCGACCGCTGGGCACCATTACGGCGATCGACCACCACGCCCTGTGTATCGCTCGCACCGGGCACGACCGCCACCCGGGCGCCCAGCGCGTCGCCGCCTTCCTGACCAGCTTCTACAGCGGCGGCGGCACCGCGCACAGCCTGGCCAACCCCATGCCCACCGTGACCGCCACCGCGCGGCATGGCCTGGTACGCTGCACTATGACCGGCCGAGCCATCGTGGACATCGGCATGCGGATGCTGACGCCGCGCGAGTTGGCCCGGGGCATGGGATTCCCCGACAGCTACATCCTAGAGCCGGCGACCATCGCCGAGCAGATCCGCGCCATCGGCAACAGCGTGCCGCCACCCTTCGCCCGCGCGATCATCGCGGCGAACATCGGTCGGGCGGCAGCATGAAGTACCGCCTCATGGTCGGCGACAGCTTCGACCTGCTGGCATCCATGCCGGCCGATTCCGTGGACTGCGTGGTCACCTCGCCGCCGTATTGGGGCCTGCGCGACTATGGGGTGGCGGGGCAACTCGGGCTGGAGCGCAGCTTCCCCGACTACCTGCGCCGCATGGTCGCCCTCTTCGGCCAGGTGCAGCGCGTGCTGCGCCCGACGGGCACGCTGTGGGTCAACATGGGGGACAGCTACGTCACGAATGACACCACCGGCACCGGCTGGAACAGCGTCATCAACGGCAAGGGGACGCAGATCGAAGCAGGCAAGGCCTCGCGTGCCTGCCGGCGCAACCGCGCCACCACGGGCGGTCTCAAGCACAAGGACATGGTGGGCCAGCCGTGGGCTCTGGCCTTCGCGCTGCGCGACGCCGGCTGGTTCCTGCGGCGGGACATCATCTGGCACAAGCCGAACCCGATGCCCGAAACGGTCCACGACCGCCCGGCCACTGCCCACGAGTACGTCTTCATGCTGACCAAGAGCAGTCGCTACCACTACGATGCGGAGGCGGTGAAGGAGCCGGTGACGGGGAACACGCACGCCAGGGGGCACGGCGTCAACGCGAAGATCCGGCGCGTGCCCGTCTCTGGATGGGCCGTCGGCCCAGGCGATCACAGCGCCGTGACGCACAACAGGCCACGAGAACGCCAGAACGCCAGCTTCTCGGCGGCGATCTCGGGACCCGTCAGCGACAAGCGCAACCTCCGCTCGGTCTGGACGATCCCCTGCCATCCGTTCAAGGGGGCCCACTTCGCCACCTACCCCGAACGCCTGGTCGAGCCCTGCATCCTCGCCGGCTGCCCGGCTGGTGGCGTCGTCCTTGACCCGTTCACCGGCTCGGGAACCACCGGCGTGGTGGCCCTGCGCCATGGCCGCCGCTTCCTCGGCGTCGAGCTGAACCCGGAGTATGCGGCGATGGCGCGGGCCAGGCTCGACGCTGCAGGCCAGGAGGCAGCATGAACCGCGCCGCCTACCTCGCCGAGCTGCGTGCCCAAGGCGCCGCGAACGCGCACGCCGCCGTAGCCACGGTGCGCGAGTGGGGCGGTTGCCTGGAGCGCCCCGTCCTCCGCCGGCTGCGTCTCGGGCGCGGTGCCGCCCGCGCCGTCCAGGCCCGCCTGCTCATCCGGCAGGGCAGCCGCTTCGTGCTCCCCGATTCCCTCACCCTCATCCCTCAACCCGTAGGAACACCATGACCACCACCCCCACCGAAGACCCGGCCGCGATGCTGCTGGAGCAAGCCAGGAAGATCGTCACCGGCGCCCGCCGCCAAGCCTACGGCACGCCGGAAGACAACTTCCAGCGCATCGCCGACCTATGGAACGTGTACCTCTCGCTGCGGTTCCGCGAGACGCCCTCCAATGCGTCGGTGCTCGGCACCGTGGATGTGTGCCTGATGATGAACCTGATGAAGGTCGCCCGCCTCATTGAAACCAAGAACCACGCCGACTCCTGGCGCGACATCGCCGGATACGCCGCCTGCGGTGCCCGCGCCTCATCGGCCGACCTGGGCGCCGCATGAGCCCGACCGTCCGCGCCATCCTCCACCGCCTGGCCAGCGCCGAACCGCAGGGCCTCGACCTCGACGCCCTCGA